GTACCATCTATACCTGAGCTACCGCTAGTTCCTGATGAACCACTAGTTCCTGAAGAACCGCTTGTCCCATCTGTTCCGTCAACACCCGATAATCCTGAAGAACCACTTGAGCCTGATGTACCTGAACTACCTGATGTACCATCTATACCACTTGAACCTGATGTACCATTTATTCCTGATGTTCCTGAAGAACCACTTGTTCCACTTGAACCTGATGTGCCTGATGTACCTGTTGCTCCAGAAGTTCCAGATGTACCAGACAAACCACTTGTACCAGCTGTACCAGATCCACCTCCACCACCTGGAATGTTTATTAATACTCCATCACTACCACTTAATGTAACTGTAACACCAGATCCAGTGAAATTAAATTTAGTTGTAGTTAAATTTACAATAGAGTTTGTTTGAAATACACTTACAGAACCTGTAGCCGCTCCAACTGGTTGAACATATAATTTACCACCATCATTAATATCCCACCCAATAACATAATTCTGTACTGAAGCTGTTAGGTTAGGCATATAAACACTTTGTGATAACACAGTGAATGTTTTATTAAATCTAGCTAAAGTATCTCTACTACTAATAGATGAACCATTACCTATTATAAATAAATCATTTGAAGCTGTATAAATAGTATTATAAGCACCAACAACATTTTGCCCACTTCCACTAGCTATAGTACCTATACCAGCAGCATGTGAAAAATTACCTCTAGCTACAGAACTAGAACCTTCAGCATGAGCATAATGACCTAATACTGTGTTTTTAAATCCTTCAACATGACTACCAGTTGTATTAACAAACGTTCCACCAATAGTATTACCTGCTCCTTCAGCATGACCATATATTGAGTTTAATATTGAATTGCTACCTCCTTCAGTATGTGAAAAAGCACTGTAGTGTATAGTGTTATATGCTCCCTCACTATGATTAAAAGATACAGTCCCAATATTAATTTGAAAACCATAACTTATTGAATTTTTATATCCTTCAATATGAGCTCCATAAGAATTATACATAGAATTATAACCTCCTTCAATATGAGCATAATTACTATAAATTATTGTATTTGATACTCCTTCAACGTGAGAATATCTAGTGTAGTTTGTTATTTCATTATTTGATCCTTCAGCATGAGACCAAACTCCCTTTAACTGATTACCATATCCTTCAATGTGAGACCAACCTCCTTCATCATAATAATCTGTTCCACCTCCACTTAAAGTATTTACTATAAAATTATTATTACCTTCACCATGTGAACCATAACCTTCTATAAAATTATAACAACCTTCAGCGTGAGCATGACTTCCAAATTTAGCATTATTAATAAGTGATGAGTCACCAGCCTCATTATCATCACCTTCAACATGGCAATGTCTTCCCCAATTCACACAAACTAATCCTTCAGCATGAGACCAATCACCATAAGCTGTGTTATTAAATCCTTCAGCATGGGAAAAATGAGCTGGGTTAGTAGAATTACCTATTGTATTTCTAAAACCTTCAGCATGGGCCCCTACTGTATTTGTTGATATTATAGATCCTGATCCTTCGTTATGACTGTATGATCCAAATGTTGTTGTTTGTTTACCTTCACCATGTGAATAACTACCAAAAACTTTATTAAATCTACCTTCAACATGGGATCCAGGACCTGTCACTGTATTTTCCCATCCTTCACCATGAGCAGCATGAACATATCCATTTCCCCATGAACCTGTACCTACAATATTATTATAACCTTCAGCATGAGCATAACTACTATATATTGTATTAGTTCCACCTTCAGCATGAGCATATTGTACATTATCTTGAGATCCTATAGCTGAAATTGTGTTTCCAAAACCTTCAGCATGTATTGCAGAAGATCTTGTAACAAAATTTCTCATTCCCTCAACATGTAAATCATTTCCATCTGTTGTATTTTCTCTACCTTCTATGTGAGAACTATTACGCCAAACAGAATTAGATCCAGTAACCCAGTTAAGGCTATTAACTATATTTTGTTGTCCTTCAACATGAACTCCATGTCCAAAAACTGTATTTTTTATACCTTCAACATGAGAATAATCACCTTGTAAACTATTATTCAAACCTTCAACATGACTACCTGTTGTTCTATTTACTTGACCATTAAGTGATGAAGAAAGATTCCCAACTAAATTTCCTTCACCTTCAACATGAGAAAGATATCCACCCATAGTGTTATTAAAACCTTCAGCATGAGAACCACTAATATATCCTTTATTAAAATATCCTTCTAAATGAGAAGCTTCACCATATATTATAGTATTTCCACCACCTTCAGTGTGAGCTCCACGAGCTGTTTGTGTTGTTGATAAACCTATAGTATTAAGAATACCTTCAGCATGAGCTAAATCACTTCCAGATGTTACTGTATTACCTCCACCTTCAGTATGAGAAAATTCAGCACTAGCTGAAATTAAATAACCATTAGCAAATGAAAAATTACCAGTTGCGTTAACAAAATCACCTTGAGCAAAAGCTATATCACCAGTAGCAAATACATTATATGAAGGAGTACCTCCTGGATTATAATCTTTTAAATGTCTTATAACATTTGTAAATTCAGCTGGAGTGTTAGCTATTAATGTGTTTGAACCTGTTATTATTAATGATCCTGTAACAGTTAATGAACCAGAAACTATAATAGATCCAGAAATTATTGATGATCCAGTTGTAAATACAGTACTATCAGCTAAATCTATTACACGTTGTCTAACATCGGCAGCTGTAATAGCTCTGTTTATATTATTCTCAATAAAATTTGAGGCGTCTGATTGTATTTGCTGTTTAGTTTTTTGAGTCATTTTATTCTTTCTTTATTTTATTATAATGAACCTGTATATGGGTAATTTGGATCAATTGAACCTGTTAAAGCTATTATAGGGTAAACAGATCCTGTTAATCCACCAGTAACTGTTACTGAAATTGAACCTGTATTTTCTCCTCTTACTGATGTTACACTACCTGATAATGTTGTTGACATAATTTTATCTTATATTAAAAGCATTAAAAATTTCAACACCATAACTAGAAGATATAACATTTTGAGCAAATTGGTTTGAAATTTCCCAATATCTTCCAACTCCAAATTGTATTCTAATACTTGGATATAATTCTACAGTGTTAGATCTATGTCTTTCATCAAAAGGAATACTATAAAATGTTTGTAAATAAGCTAATTCACTTCCTGAGAAGTAAGGATTTGCAAATTGTTCTTTATATTCATTATAAATAGTAGAATCAATTTGTATACTTTCGGATACTATTGTTGGCATGGTTATAAATATGAATAAAAAAGGCTCAGTTTCCTGAGCCTTCTTAAAAATATTAAACTTTTTATTAGTAATTCAATATGCAATAATCCATAGCTATTGTAGCTGAAAGACTAATGTATGAGTCTTGAGACCAATCATAATCACCAAAAGCAGCTGTTTTAACATAAGCGCCTTTGATAATCCATTCACCTACTACATCACCAACTGGACCTAAGATATCAAAACGTAAATCTTTTTTATAAAAATCAGAATAACCATCACGTCCTGTTACTGATTCGTGAGCTAAACGAGCCCATTCCATTACAGCCTGAGCACCAGATGGTGTTACAGGATCATATAGTTCAATCTGCATATCACCCCATCTAACTTTACCCTTAACTTTACGGTAAACATTAATATGGTCTAATATTACTTCACCAGCTTCAAAATTAGGAGCAGTTACTTTTTTAATTAAATAGGCAGGAACACCTGCAATATACATAATAAATCTGTTTTGAACTTTTGGTTCAAAAGCAGTAAACATGATTTCGTTTGCGTTTAATACTGGCATGGTTATTTATTTGTTATAAATATTAGACATTAAGAGAAGCTTGCACCAGTTGGTGTAATATTGAAACTCAATAGTACAAATTCAACTGTTTTTGTTGGTTGGATATAAATTTGACCTATTAATTGGTTTCTGTCAATTACATCAGGAGTATTATTAGAATCATCCATTACTACTTTAAAGGCATATAAACCTTGTTTTTGTTGTACTGATTCTAAGTATGGATTAACTTGAGCTAAGAAATTATTTCTTGTTGTAGCTGTATTTTGTTCAAATACTAATGTTTGACCAACTGCCCCAACATAATTTTTTAAGTTAATTAATAATCTACGAACGTTAATGCGATCAAGAGCTGAAGCTTTTTGTTGTAGTGTTTTCTGACCATAAGCTACAACTCCAACTCCTGGGAATGTTGCAATTGGGTTAACTTTAGAAGCATATAATGTATCACGATCTGTTGGAGATAATTTTCTAGCAGCTTGTATAACACCACCTAAACCACCTCTATTTAAACCAGCAGGAGCAAACCATTCAGCTGCTACTTTATCATTAAATGCATACACACCAGCCATCACTGTGGAAGGTGGTACAAAAACTAATTTACCAGTTTCTTGAGATACTACTTGAACCCATGGATAATAAGCTCCAGCATAAGATGAGTCTAAACTTTGAGCTTCAGATGTAGCTGTACCAATAGTATCAGTATATGATGTTAAATCAACAATATAAAAACAATCACCTCTTTCTTCAGCTAATGTTATAAAATCAGAAGCAGCGGTATTATCATCGCTAATAAGACCTGGAGTTGTGATTAAATTAAATTTATATTCATCTGTGTTACTTAATATTGAACTAGCTGTAACATAGTTAGCAGCTACTAAACCCTGAGTTGTAGATCCAATATTAGTAAACATATTAGTTACTGAAGCCCAATCATTACCTTGAGAACCACTAAATGCTCCACCTATTGAACCAGAACCATTACCTGGTAAATAAGCTGTAGCTACAGCTGATGAAGTATAAATTGGATTAGCTGTTCCATTATTTAAGAAATAATTTGGTGTTGGTTTATTAACACTTGAAACATAAACATATCTACTTTGGTTTACATAATCACCATTTGTTTTAATATAAAAACCACCTACTGATGAATCATATTCAACTGTTTTATATTGATTACCTACTACAGCTTCAATATAATTTGATGATAATGGATCTAAAGAAACATTAGCAAAAGTTTCAAGTACATTTGGTACATTTGTATTATCACTACCTTGTCTAACTAATAAAGTAAATGTACCATTACTCATATTAACATTTTGGATTTCCCATCTAACATTTTCTGATGATCCTGAATCTAGATAACCACCAGCTATCATAGAACCACTGTTGCTAGCTATAATACCATTAGAAATAGTTTTTAAAGTAAAGCTTGATGAAGCTTGAGCTAAAGCTAAAGAGTTAGATCCAGTAACACCTACAGTAGCGGTTGCTTCTGTATATGATCCTGAAGTTACTCTATGTACTAAGATAGAATCACCACCTTGTTGGAAATATTTGTAAGCAGCTATTGATGTCAAATATTCATATGAAGCGCCTCCACTTACAAAAGCACCTCCAAACTTATTTGAAAAGTCTGAATATGAAGTAACTACAGTAGGAATATTAACAGGTCCTTTTACTGTTGGGCCTACTAAGGCTAAACCTACTGTTAATTGACCAGCTGTTACAAAGGACTGGTCATTCTCAGTTGTTAATACACCTGGGGAAATTAATGTTTCTGTTGCCATTTTTTATCTAGATTGAGTCTAATGATAAATATGGCGAAAAAATTGTAAAATGTATTATTGAGAAATAAATTCTCCGGTCTCTACATTGATGCGACCTATACCATATTTTTTATTTAATTCATCAGCAAATTTATTTTGATCAATAACAGATAATAAAACTTTTTCTTTAATTTTATTCTTTTTTGATTCTAATAATAAAATATCTGATTCTGTTTGACCTAATAACCATATTAGATCATCATTAGTTTTTTTAAACTCAGAAAGTTTATTTAATTCTTCTTGTGTTAATTTTATAGACATAGTAATTTATTTATAGAGTTAATAACTTGTGATGGTGGAATTGTTTTAGTACATTCAAAATGTCTTTGAGTGTTTTGATGATCAGGACACCATTCCCAATCACCTGGGTTTAGCCAATGTCTGTTAAAACATCCTCCACAAATATTAGAATCATCATTAAATATTCTTTCACAATCTTGAAATTCAGTATAAGGATAACTAAACCCAGATATCATAATAGTTGGAGTATTCATAGCCCAAGATAACCAACTTAGTCCACTACCAACACCAATAAATAATTTAGCATATTTAATATCATTTATTCTATCTTCTAAAGGTAAATTTCCAGTTTTATTAATTACATTAGTTAAAGTTCCACCTAATTTAGAATCATGCCATTCATCACCTAATGGTTCTTGAGTTAACATAACAACTTTATAATTATTAGCATTTAAATAATTAATAACAGTTTGCCAACCTTTTGGGTACATCCAATACTTAGCGTGAGCTGAAGCATGGGGTGCTATAACTACATAATCACCATCTATTTGTTTACCTTTATCATTAAAATTTAAAATTGGTTTAACTTCTTTATATTCTAAACCTAACAATTCAGTAGCTGTTTGTTGTAAAGGATATTTTTTAAAATCAATTGGTGATTTAGCTTTATCAATTTTTTGACCATCATAAAACCAACCTAAACCATACATAGCATATAAATCTATAACTTCATCTCCTGGGTTTATAAAATGAAGATTTGGGTATTTTGATTCAAACCAATCATTATGGAATGTAGAAACTACCATTTCACAATCCCATTTTTTTCTAAATTCTTCTATATATGGAAACCAAGCTAAAGTATCACCTAAAGCTCCTGAATCTAAATGGACATAAATTCTTTTATTTTTAGCATTATATAAATGTTCATGGACTAAAATATTTGAATCTTTTTCATATATTTCTACTTTCCATTCAATAAAATATTGAATATTAGTTTTAGTCCACATATTATTTTTAATAACAGTTTGATGATGTATTTCACCAGTTTTATTGTTTTTAAAAACAACATTGTATTCTTTATTATCAGGACCTAAAACTTCACAAAATGCTCCATTAACAAAATGAATATTAAAAGAATTTTTAGGTTCTTTAAATGGTAAAGATAACATAGATGTATTATTGTATTCTTTAATTAAAACTTCTCTCATGATTTCCAAAAATATATCCAACTTTGATGATAACCCAAATGTATGTAATTATTATTAAAACCTTTATTAACAAAAAAATTAATAAAATCTTCTCTTTCTTTGTTTAATTGATCAGGAGATATTTTTTCAACATCTTCATGATACTCAAAAAATATTTTTTGTATTTTATCCCATGTAACTTGACTTACATTTTTAAAAACATATTTTTCACAACCTTCAATATCACATTTCATATAATCTACTTTTGTAAGATTATGTTTAGCAAAAAATTCATCTAATGTTATACATTGAATAGGTTGAGTTTCCCACCAATTAGGCCATTTCTGAATATCAATATAACCTTTTTCTGCTCCTATTGCTATATTATCTACAACCCAATTATAATTTTTATTTTTATTTAAAGCATCAAATACTCCAGGATCTGGTTCAATACAATATAATTTAGAACAACCTCTAGATTCAGCTCTTAGAGCTGACATACCTATATTAGCTCCTAAATCTAAATAAATATCTCCATACTCCACACCAGGCCCATAAGTATTTAATTCATCATTAATTAAGTTACCATAAGCCATAGCTCCTTCCCAACCATATCTATTACCTAAATCACTAGCATTTCCTGATGTATCCCAAGAAGAAATATCTATTAATTG